AAGTTCCAGTTCCTCCAAAAGAACAGGTTATACTTGCTGGCACCACTGCTACTGCTTCTGTTGCTGCGGCTCTTATTGGCAAATCTTTGGTGGAATGGATGGTAGGTAAAATGAAACCTATTGTTCAGCAGATATTCGTAAGGGGTAAGAAACTTTTAAGCAAAGATCTTACCCCATATGAAACTCAGGTTTATTTTGCTTTCGAAAAATCTTCTTCTCTAAAGAAGGTCAATAAGTTACTCAAAAAAGAACAAAAGACTGAAAAGAAAGACCAATATAAAAAGTTTCACTCAAAGTGATTATTAATTTCAATATTAAAAAGGAAACTTAATACTGGGAGTATTAAGTTTCGGAATAGGTAGTTTCTCAAATGCTTTCGATACTTGCTTCTCTACAACAGCACCAACAAACTCTTCCGGATTATCTAGAATCTTCTGTGCTTTTTGATAAGTAATGTATGCTCCCACACAAAGAGCACCACTAATGGTGAGACTTGTGATTGATAGGATCAGACTCAGATGTTTCATCTTGCATCTCCAAATATGCTAACTTTAATATGTAGTAAATGACATATGCAGTAAATATCAAACCAGAACAAAGAATTATAATTACGCCCCAAGGAAATTCATTCATCCCAAACACCCTCTTGTTTATGAATCCAAATTTTTAAATCTTTAACGTATTTTCTTAGAATTTGTGCTTGTTCTTCGTGCCAAAAATCACCCGTCTCCATATGAAGGCGGGTGTGATTATCTATGGCTTTAAGTATTTGATGTATTGGAGGATTCCAACACTCACGCTTGGGAGTGTTCCACTCTCTTGGCATAAAACCTCATTATTTTTTCTTACCACCATTCTTCGCTTTTTTGGCAGTAGCATTACCAGAGTTCTGCTTTTTATTATTTGCAGAACCCTTCTTACCTTTGTTTGCTGATTTTGCCATTATGCTCCTGTGCGTGGTTGAACGAATCCTTCACCATCTTCTACTTTAGTTTCAAGTGCTTCAACTCTTGCTTCAAGAGTTTCTGGTGGTGCTTCAGGGGAAGGTGGTTCTGGTGGAGTTTCTACAAACTCCTCCCTCTTTGGTTGATCTTTCTTTTCATCTTCATCATCACCACCTTTCTTCATTGTATTGATGCCAAAAGTGGCAGCAGATGCTGTGAAGACTGTAGCGATAAAAGTTGGGTCCATCTTAGATAGAGTACCCGCATAACTTGCAGTAAGAAGAGCAGCAGACCAACCCAAGATACATATACGAATTAATTGTCCCATAGCATTTTCGTTTTTCTTAGTAGCCATTTTCCTTTGTGAATAGGGTTAACCTTTTTTCCAAGATTCACCTTCTGCTTTTCTTCTACGAGCAAGTCCTGCTTCTACATTGGAACCAGGATTTCTGTAGAGATATAAAGCATCGGGAACTAAGTCCCATTCTTTATTCTTCAGTCTCTTAGTGATAGTATTAAAATCACCAGAACCATAAAAACCAGCACCGAGATTATAAGCAAAAGAAAGTAGGGCACCTCTTTTACCATCAGACATTTCATTCCAGTGTGGAATTTTACGAAGTGCAGGAAGAAATTCTCTCTTGCATTGTTCAATCAAAAGTTCATCTGCTTCTTGTTGGGTAAGTGTATCACCCATATGGAATGCAGATCCATCTTTCTTACGAGTTGAACCCCAACCAATTGTGATTGGAAGTCCACCAGTGAGAGGGTCTGGATATGCTTTGAGGTGACATCCTTCAAACTCTTTGATCAATTTAAGTCCCATCATAGGCATATCGTCACCACCAACTACAGGAGCGGCAGCAGATGGTGCTGATGCTGGTGCCGCATTACCCTTTTTTCCTCTGTAGATCTCCGCCCAATCTACATTATCTTCTAGATACTTGACTGGTAGATTATCTTCTAACCATTGAACTGCTTTCACATGATTAGGGTTCTTCTCGTCATAGAACTTGAAGAAGTTATGTAAATCGATTCTTGCCATTGTCGTCTCCAAAGTATTTGTTGAAAAGTTTGGAAGCTTCTAAATGCTTTCCGTGATTTGTAAGATCTTTAATTCTTTGCAAGATCTTTCTCTTGAAATTAATCGAAGATTCTGCCCCATCCATCATTGCCCCCTGGACACCAACGGTGCTTAAGAACTGCTTTGGTATAAATGGTTTTCTTACCATTCGTTACGGGACCAGTATAATTGTCATTGAGAGAACCATAAGGATCATTAATATAATATCCCTTACCATCTGGAGTCTTACCAATGACCACGCACATGTGCCCACCAGTAGGAGAAGTTAGAGAACCACGGTGGAGAATACCAATAACAACAGGTTTTCCTCTATCAAGACTCTTATCAATATCAACAAAACTTAAATTATAACTAAAGTGTGATTTAATACCATAACCTTGTAGAACTTTAGTCTGCACTGCATGGTCTGTAGTATCACCAATCGCAAATACTTTCTTAACATACTCATCATCACCTTTAATGCTTCCTGGTTTGAGGAAAGCAAGACACATTGCACACGATGAAGAGTTGCAAGTTCTTTGTGCATCTCTATAGTTGTCTACTTGGTTAAAGTATGGAACATCAAGAACTGCTGGAGTTGGTGGTTTTGTTCTAAAAATTCCAATCCATTCAGATTCTGAGTCATCCATAAATTGAGCAGGAAGGTTATCCTCTAACCATTGAACTGCTGCTACATGATTCACATTACCATCATCATAATACTTAAAAAAGTTATGAAGATCTAATGTCATTATACCTCTTTTCTGACACTAGAGATATTTATAAAATGCTCAATTAATCTCCAATATATTCCAATGAAAAAATATCATGCTCCAAAATATCTGGATCTAACCATTCATTAAATTCTTTTTGAATGGCATGAGCATTTTCATAATTTTTTTCTTCGCATAGTGAGTGCATACGGTCAATTGCCCAATCATGTGAGATACGAAGTGTATTTTCAAGAATTGTCATTAAAATAATCCTTTCTAAAATATCTGGAGAGAATATTGCTATTGTAGTATGCAGGTTCTCCAGAGTCAAGTGCTTCAGTCAATACATTATTAAGAAATAGTTGTCTCGTTTCTTCAAAATTACATTTACCTTTGGTCTTATGAAGACTTATTATTTCTCTATTGAAAAACTCTTTGCCATACTTAATCACGTCTTCTTTAAGTTCTGGACAGGAACCATAATATTTTTTCCAATCAGACTCTGATTTAACTTTTCTAGATTTTCCCTTCGGTGTGCGAAAAGACCAGAAGTATTTCCTACCCACATATCTGCGATTAGTTTTACTGCAAGATATGAGATATACAAAACCAAAATAATCTTCAATATTAGAAGACTCAAAAATTTCTCCATTGAATCTCCAAGGATTCTCATAGCTCATATAGTAATCTTATAGAGCTATTATTTATCTTCAACGCTAGCAAAGCGATTTTAGCAACAAAAAAGGGTCTTGTCAAGACCCTTTGAGAACCTTATGGTTTTTATATCAAACTCCAGGAAGTTGTGGTCCTGTACGCTTTAGAGCAGATTGTGCTTCATTTGGGTTATTTGTTCCCTTTCCCAAATTATAAATCTTTTGAGTTTTTTGTGCTGCTTTATGAGCAGTGGGATCAATTGGTTCAGGCATTACACCTTCAACAATGCTTTTAATGTTTTCACTATCCATTTGCATCATTACATAAAGTGCTTCTTCTAAGGTGTCTACGTGCCCCTGTGAGAAGAGATACTCAAGGACTAAATCATAGGCATCATTCATCATTTTTTGCTCCTTGACTGGGTTTTTGGAAGCACTAACTCCAGCTTTGACTGCCGATAGTTCTTGTTCTTTTGTAGATTGTCCTGCAGACTTTGCTTTATCTCTTGCTTCTCGTGCTGCTGCTAGTTCTGCAGAAGTTGCTGCCCTTCTTTCAAATTTAACTCCACCTACAGACCCTAGAGCATATCCTGCAGGGGATTTTTCAATCTTTGGTTGTGGTGCTGGTCTAGGTGCAGGAGCAGTTCTTGCAACAGGAGGTTGTGCTGCAGGTGCAGGTGAAGGTCTAAGTGTAGGTGGCGGCGGGGTTGCTCTTCCTGCATTTGGATCTCCAACCCAATCACCACTAGTACGAAATTCTGGATCTCTTCTTTTATTTTGTTCAGAATCCCATCTTTCCTTAGCTTTTTTTGCAGCTTCTGGATCCGTAATGGGTACATATTTTCCTGCTTTATTTTTTTGATACCATCCTCTACCACCCTTTCCAGTTACTGGCGCTACTTGTGCTGGTGCTTCTGTTACTAAGGAATCATTTTCAGATTCGAAATGATTGACAATAACTGCCCCTTTTGGATCTTTTTTTACTGTTGGTGTTTGTCTTGCTACTGGCGGTTTTCCAGTTGGAGTTCTCCTTCCAGATCTAACATCCGGATCTGCCGACTTTTCTGGTGGAGGAACTAGCCATTGACCCAATTGTTTGCCTAGATCTTGACTTTGAGTAGGTTTAGGTGTTTGGGTTGAAATTTCTTTTGCAGTTGGTGGTTTGGATTGTGGTTTTCCGCCACCGGAACCAAGAACTCTTTCAACAGATTTACCAATTTTTTCTAAATCTACAGAACCACCGGTAGCAGCTTTTGTTATTCCTGAAATTGCCGATCCAGCATAATCCGCAACGGATTTAATAACTCCAGCAACTGGAGTTGCGATTTTATCACTCTCTCTACCAACTACTCTAGCACCCTTTTCCCACTGCTTAGAAACGTCACTCTGCTGCTCGTCTAACTCAGTATTGTTATGAGAATAAATTGATCGGTAAATATCATCAATTTCATTAATTTTTTTCGAAGAAAGCTCGCCCATTTTACTACTAGATAGTTCTTTATAATGATATTTATAAAAAAAGAGGGTCCGAAGACCCTCTCACACATTTAATAAACATCGTTACTCTTTGAGTCTTTCCAAACATAAGAGTAATCATAATCACCAAATAAAAAAAGATCCGATTCTGCAGCATCTTTATATGCGTTCAGGAGTTCCTGTTCGCACCATTCATCATAATTGGAATCCTGAGAAAGTATCTTTGGTAACATCTTGTTTGATTCCCCCGACGATATAGGACTCAACTTCCGTTTCCTGGGGTGCCACTTGAAGTCCCTTAGAGGAAATCCAATGCTCAGTCCAAGGAAGTGGATTGTTCTTTGCTGGAATATCATAAAGTGGGCGAAGACCGATTGCCTTCATTCTACGATTTGCAATCCATTCAACATACTGCTGCAACAGTTTGTCATTTAGACCAATCATAGATCCATCCTTGAACAGATATTCTGCCCAAAGTTTTTCTTGATTGACTGCGTTCTCAAAGGTCTTGTAGACCCACTGCTCTTCTTCTTTGGAAATACGTGCCATCTCAGGGTCATCACCTTCTTTCCATTTGTTGAGAATGTTTTGAGTAATGACCAAGTGCTGATTTTCATCTCTAGCAATTAGAGAGATGATTTTTGCACTTCCTTCCATAAGTTTGAGTTCGCCAAATGCAAAACTGCAAGCGAAACTGACGTAAAAGCGAATACCTTCAAGAATATTAACGTTTGCAACTGCTCGAAAGAGTTTGCGCTTGAGTTCATACCTTGCCTCTTGTGCGTATGGTACTTGTTCTAATGCATGAATCCATTCATTAGTTGAACCATAATGTTGAGCACTATTAATGAAGTCGTTATATGCCTCAGTTACACTGACGGCACGTTCCATAATACGATCCTCTTTGAGAATAGTATCAAAGACTTCAGATGGATCTGAATAAACATTCTTGATAATATAAGTGTATGAACGGGAATGAATCATTTCCATAAACTCCCAAACCTTCATACACGCTTCTAGTTCGGGCAGTGAACAGTATGGAGCAAATGCCATACCAGGTCCACGACCCTGAACTGAGTCCAGCATCACCTGATACTTCAAGTTACTGGTGAAGATGTGCTTTTGTTCTGGGCGAAGAGATTGGTAATCTCCACGATCTTTTTGGAGGGAGACCTCTTCAGGTCTCCAGAAATAACCCAATTGCTGTGTTGTTAGTTTATCAAAAATTGGATACTTGTAAGAATCATATCTTTGGATTCCTAGTGGTTGACCAAAAAACATAGGTTGCTTTTTGGTGTCTACTTCCTGAGGATTAAAAACGGTCATTGATTCGACCATTGATTTTTCCTCCAAACCTGTTTTAAATCTTACAAGACTCACAATCTTCCTCCTCTGATTCTAGAATATCGGAAATTAAATTTTCAAGAGACTGTTTGGTTTCTTCAACCTCATCAGTCTTATGATCATAGGTATTTTGATAGTAGGATGTTTTCCACCCGTACTTATATGTAGTTAAAAGGTCCTGTGCCATTACTGAAGTCGGGACTTCATTATCTGGATAATTTTGCGGGTTATAGGACCAGTTTCCACTAATCGCCTGATCAAAGAATTTTTGCATAACAGCAACAACATTGATATAACCGCGATTGCTAGGCATATCCCACAGAAGCGTATAATTGTTCTTAAGTGTTTGATACTGGGGAACAATTTGCTTAAGTGGACCCTTCTTCGACTTCTTAACGGACAAGTATCCGCGAGGTGGTTCGATTCCATTGGTTGCATTTGACACAACGGAACTGCTCTCCGAAGGCATTTGTGCGGACAACGTGCTGTTCCGTACTCCATATTGCTTGACCCGCTCACGAAGCGACTCCCAATCATACTTAAGTTCGTTAGGTACAATTTCGTCTACATCTCTCTTGTAAGTATCTATAGGGAGAATGCCATTGCCATATTTGGTTCTGTGTGAATATTCACACGCACCTTTTTCTTTGGCAAGATCAACAGTTGCCTGAATCAAATAATACTGGAATGCCTCAGTCAGATCATGGACCAGTTTCCAGGCGCCAGGATCATCATAATGCTCACCGTGCTTAGCGAGATAGTGTGCCAAACCAATAAAACCTACCCCAAGTGAACGACGTGCTCTGGTGGCGATTTCTGCTGCTTTGACGGGGTATCCCTGAA